CTGAACTTTCTGATATATCGAGTTCTTCAATATACATTTCATCGCGCGACATATCGTAGCGCTTGGCTCTTGCCCCTGTACTGATAACCGCTTCAACCGTTCGTCGTTCTGAGTTGAACGTGCTCGGCGGAAGAGCAGCCCGCACAAAGTGCTTACCAATCTTCATTGTCATCATGTCTTTTGCGACACTCATTTAATCCCCTTCCGATTCGGAATCTTCCTGATCGAGTTGCAGAATACCTGCTGTCGTAGTGTGACTAGGAATCGAATCCAATTTCAAGCTTAAACTATCAGTAGCGTCTCTGTCTTGCGCTAGCTCTTCGCGAACTCGGTCAGGGTCAAAGCCCATTTCTCTGACAACTTCGGAGATAGATTTGAAACCTGAACGAACGGCGTCACGATAAGCCTTCACTTCCCTTGAAGGATCGATCAATTGTGGCGCTGGAGCCGTCCAGTCGTGAATAAGTGAAGTTGCGTCATTTGTAAGTCCAGCAAGCTCTGCCCCTTCAACAAACCAATCCCAAACTTTTTCAAGCATCATTGGGACCATCATTTGATATTGCCATTGCGTGAGCTTTGCTTGGAACTCAAGTTTTCCCATTCGACCGCTGGTGAAGTTTGTTTGCGAATAATCGCCGGTTAATTGCTCGTAAGTTAGACCCACTCCAGAAGCCATTCGCATCAACTGCCTGCGGCTGTAAGCCTCATAATCTTGCCCCACACCCGGTGGAGAAGCGAATTTAATATCTTTTCCAGGCGGCAAGGGCTCCCAAGCGCCGGGCTCAAATTTTTCTGAAATCGGTTGCTGATCTTCCGTTGAAGCCGAAGAATTGACCGGCCCGTCTTGATCCAAAACGAATCCAACAAAACAAGCCGCGATCTTTTGTCTTACAAGCTGAGCGTCTTCGTAATCGTCATAATCACGCATTCTCAGCATCACGGGCGTTAAAAGCGGCACGCCATCATGTTGGCCGGGCCGAGTTTTGTGGAAAATATGGGCAACCTCTGAAGCCGGAACTCTCCGAGTTGATCGATTCCAACCCTTCAGCGAAACAAGGTTCCCAGGGTGTGTTTCATAAAGATGATAAGCAACTTTTCGACCCACACGATCATATTCAATACCGTAACGAATTTCGTTTCCGTTTCGCAAAGTCAGCTCACGCTCTTGGTTTATAAAATCTGGCTCTAAAACTTGCAGCCGAAAAGGGACGGCTAAGTTGTTTTCATTGGATCGGACTCTTAAAATCAAAGCAGACCCAGACTCGGCAACGGTGTTGGCAACGAGCTGCTGGATTTGGGCAAAAGTCATTTCACCGAAAAAGTCGCTTTGTCTTGAGCGCGTCCACTCTAGCCAAGCATTCCGAAGTAAATTGTCTTGAATCTTGCCGCGTATTCCATCGCCGACCACGTTTGAAACCCACGTCGATACAGCGTTTGCGGCCTCTGGTGAATTTCGAATCAGCTCTCGAGAGCGAAAGCGTAAAAGGTTTTTTTGCGTGCCGACTTCGGCTTCCGCACTTGCCTTTGAAGCTTTTCTTCCAGCCCATCTTCGACCTCTGCCTCCAGCGTCGTATTGACGAGAGAGCATATCATTGGCCATGCGGGCTCGGAGTCTTTTGTTAGCTGTTTCCGGAGAAAAGAAATCAAAGACGCGATCAATAATGTTCAGCATCCGTCGATTCCCTTGTTAAACGAAGAAAAAAATCTTTTTGGCTTTTCATCAACTAGGCCTAAGTCTTTGCGTATACGGTTTCGAATACGGATCATTTCGTCCAAGCTTCGATAGGTGATTTTCTTGTCGGAATACTCTACGCGAACCACACCTTGAGCTATTGCTGACTCTAGTGCTTCTAAATCTTCGATAGTCCAACTTGGTGATGCCATAAACCCCTAATCCCAAAAACTTGATCGCTTTGTGGGTATACCCCCTTTGATCTTATCATCCTCTTGACGATTTTGTTTTTTCTTCTCTCTCAAATTCTTAACACTTTGCGCGAGAGCGTCCCATTCTTTTTCGTCATAACGATGAATACCAGCTATCAAAGTAGCGGCTCTAGCATAAATTCTGCAATCTAAAGGTTCGTTTCGATCAAAGATCTTGGCCCAAACGTAAACCGGGTGTCCGGCGCGTCGCTTGATTTGCAATTCTTCCGAGCATAGACCCTGAAAATATTCTTTGGAGTATTTTGGAAAATGGCAGTATTTCGGCGGGTAAACGTCTTCTTCGCCTTTTTTGAGTTCGAGCCACCGATAAAGTTCGCTCTTCATTTCATCAACGCCAAGAGTGAACAGCGTCACCCCTTTGCGCCAACGCTTTCCATCATATTTAATTTCGACAGCGCGCCCCGAAGAAATCATCGCCGCTTGATTGTTGCGACCCTTGATCGGCACGACCTTCGAAGACCGCGTTCGGCAATAATTGTAAACCGCCTGAGTGGCGTAACCTGAATCGACGCAAGCAAATTTGATCTTCAATCCAGCGTCAGGCTCTTCAGCGAACTTAAATTCTTGCTCTAAAAGCTCGTCGAGATCGTTCCAGGGTTTTGAAGTTTCTGGATCGCCCTCGATGATGAAGTATTCAATCGACCAGCTTTGCATATCCCGCCCATAGCCAACAACTTCGACTTCGAGCCGGTCTTTTTGGACATCCACGCCCGCAAAAAGCAAAAGACAGCCATCCGGCACTTTTCCAATAGGGTAGTCATCAGCCCGCTCATAGAGACGTTCATAATCCGGGGCTTCGCCTTGCTCGCGCCAAGTTTGACCTAAAACCGTGTTCACAAAAGTTTTGAGAGCTAGCGCATCGCCTTGCGCCTGAATCCAGTCGTCGACAAGCTCTTCCCAGCTATACCATCCGACAGGGCTATAAAGTGAATTCAAGAAAAAACCCACGACTTCCGATTCTCGCTCTGCAATCCACTTGCCCTTGTTTAGCATTTCGGTCTTCTGGTAGTTTTTCCAAAGCGATCCGCATTCAATGCACTGATAAGAAGCTGTTTTGGGCGATCCTTTTTCCCACTTCATTTGCTTGAATTCTAGCTTTTGATAATGACCACAGTCAGGGCAAGGCACATGAAAGTGCCGCTGATCCGAGATATCGAATAAATCACTGATTTCGCATTCACCCTCA